TTCTGGATTAGTAGGAAGCCTATAGGTGGTATTATCTTTATCAAAAAACACCGCATAACTCATCATGCATAACTCCCTTCTGCTGCCATTGCGATTTCTTCCTGGAGTATCTTTCTTATACGGCCAGCCACCTTATCAGCGTCAGCCTCCTGATGAACGTCACCAAAAGTTATGGTTATATTAGGAGCTAAGGTTGCTGTGCTGAATTTGTTTATATATTCACGCTCGGCTATATCCCGGAGGTATTTCAAATCTTCGTCTGACATGTCTACCTCTACCTTACCGCCATTTTTGCCAGATACCGGCAATGTGCCGTTTTTCATAAAATCTTCCCAATTAGGAGTAGTATCCTCTAGCTTAGGAATGAAAGAAGATAGCTTTTTATCTATCCCACTGAGTGAGCCGCCAATAGATTGGCCTATCTTTTGTCCTGCGTTCCAAGCATCGTCAAGTCCTATGTAGTCTAGCTTATAGCTCTCCACATAGTCTATCTTGCCGATAGTTCCGATATTGACACCAGGAATAAGGTTCAAGCCCTTGATTAACCAATTAATGCCTTCAATTAAGCCGTTTATAAGATTAATAACGGCATTAGCAACGGCATCACCAAGGTATGCAATGCCATTGATTACTGCCGCCACCATGTTATATATAAGGGCAACCAATATCCCTATCGCTCCGCCGATATATCCGAATACCTTTGCCGTTATATCTCCGAATTTTACCATCGCATATATCAATAATCCGATAGCCGCACCTATTAGTAGGAAAGGCCAGGTAGCCGCCAAGGTCTGTATAGTTATTGCCGGAAGGTAAACGAATGCAATTGTCGCTAATGCGCCCATAATACCGTACAGTATAGGTTCGAGTATCTTCCAATTATCCTGTATAAAAGCTATCAGGTTCTCTATAGCAGTCGCTAACCAGTTTATGCCGCCAATTATATTATTTACTAAATTCTCAAACGCTGGACTATTAATAAATTCATTAATCCTTTCCATAACCGGTTGAAATGCCCTTAATGCCCCGTTCTTTATCTTATTCCATGTGTCAGCAAAAGTAATAGGCATCTTTTCAAATCTTTTTTCTATTTCGCCAGCCGCCATAAACATAGCATTTTTTATAACGTCGGATGTTATTTCTCCTTCTCTGGAAAGTTCCTTTAGCTCGCCTTTAGTCTTGCCCATATACTTAGCGATAGCATCTGCCAACATAGGAGCGTTTTCCATGATTGAGCGGAATTCGTCACCTTGCAATCTGCCAGCCGCCATGGCCTGTGTTAATTGCAACATAGCTGATGATTGCTCCATTGCACTTGCCCCAGCTATCTTAAAGCTCTTTTGTAGCAGTTCCGTAAATGCCAGTATTTCTTCATTTGAAGTAAATGCTTCTCCGGCCAATAATCCAAGTTTTGCTACTGCTTGTGCCATATCGGAATATGAGCCTCTTGCCCGATTAGCAGCCGCAAATATTTCATCTTGCAATCCGGCTATGGTCTGTAAATCATCCTTGATTAAATTAAGCCTTGCAGTAATATTCGTAAATTCATCCGTTATCTCCATGCCTTTTTTCATTGCCGCAAGACTGACAATCGCACCGGCTAATTTTACAAGGCCACTGCTTGCACCCATGGCACTTGTACCTAATGATTTCAGCTTTTTATTGAAAGTATCTGTCTGGCCGCTAGCTTTGAGGATTTTATTGGTTGCTTCATCAGTCCTCTTGTTTATTATACTTATCGTTTTGGAATATCCATCATAGAGCTTAAACATAGCCTTTAAAGTAGCCATTACCTTCTCCTGCCCCCCTTCCGGCTCCTGAGTCGTGCGGCTTTTATCCTATTTGCTTCCCTTTTTTCATCTTCAATTCTTAACTGGATACTCGCATAAATAAATGCCTTCTCTCTATCGCTCATTTCAGCGAGTACAGAAGGCAAAATATGAAGCTTTTGCAGGGCAAAATGCGCCAGGTTAAACTCGGCATCGCCCTGCTTTATCCGTTTTTTACTTCCTCAATGCCCTCGTTTATATCTTCTTCGAGGCCGCTAAGTTCTTGAACAGCCTTTGCCAGTTCTGCAAATTCACCGACATACAGCATAGTTTTCAGCAATTCAACTTCCCCAAGCACTCCGTATGCTTTTTGCAGTTCAGCACTTTTTAAGTCCGGAAATACAACTGCACTTGCCGTTAATTCGTGTATATAGCCTGTTCTGTCAAATGTTTCAATGCCCTTTTTATCTTTTTTTGTATGCTTTTTAATGAGCTGCTCATTTTCTTTCTGGGTAATAGGCTTGATTACAAAAGGTACGGGCTTACCGTCTTCCTGGAATCTGTTAGAAACAATCACTTCCTTATTCTCAACCTGAATAGGGTTTAGAAACGCTTTCAGTGAACTCATATTTGTCTCTCCTTTCAATATTATAAATTAAAAAGCGCCTCAAAAAAGAAGCGCTTTTAATTTATACTTTTTTAAATTTTTGTAGGTCTATGGTTAGAAATAATTTAAGCTAAAAGTTACTTTTATTTCTTCTATAGAACCTTCTTCTTTATCAATGCCGACACACCAAACATCTGCCACTTTATCCGATACAGGGCTGTATCTCAAAGCATATCCTGTATCTCCAATTTTCTTTATTTTGCTATAATCTAACGGGATATTTAACATGCGGAAAATATCTTCCTCAGAAGAAAACTTTATTCCCTCTCCGTCAAGATTATAGTATTTATCAGAATAGATATTCATTCTAACTACCGAATTATCTGCAATAAAAAAGTCATAACCGTCATATTCATATATTTCAATTAAAAACTCTCCTCTGCTCGTTTTATTGGTCCATTTATCCTTTGACTTAGGTTCCCCCATTATCTTTACTAATTCTTCAGCAGATATTCTTGAAAATTGATTAACGTCAATTAAAACTGGAGCTTTTTCATTTTTTCCTTCCTCTTCTATAGTTTGTTGATTCGAGTCATTGCTTAAATTGCCTACAATAACTCCTAATAGTCCTACAACTAATACTGCTAAAATAACAAATAGACATCCCTTTTTCATGGCTACCCCCACCCTTTAATAAAAAATTACTATCATTATTATATCTAAGAGTGGGGGTAATTTCCATAATTCATCTATAATTCTCCGGCAACCTGAAGCTCTGCAGGTTCTCGATATCATCAAACGTGAAATCGGTGTCGAATGTGATCGGATCGTCTGATTGGTCGTCCAGGATAGCCGCCGGGATAGAAGCAAGGATCACGTTGAGTAATACCACTTCCTGCCTGCCGACCGTGGATTGCGGATCTTCGTTTTTTACCTGGATTTTCAGACCCCTGTAGTTGCCGGTCCGCAAATACTGGATGGCCTGGTTCAGCATCTCACTGTTCATAAAATACATGGTGAGGGAACCGGTTCCGGTGGCCCCGACCACCTTATGCTGGGTCATTCTGTGGCCAAGCATCCTTCTTTCCTGCACAGTCAAATCTATCTGGGCAGTCAGGGCCGATATTTCAAACAGCTCTCTGTTCTGCCCGTTTATAGTGATATACGCCTTTCCCTCGTGTGAGGAGATAGTATCTGCTAATCTAGTATAATTTTCAGCCATGCCTTACCCCCCTTTATGATAAGTTCACTGTGATATAGATTTTTTCGACGCTGTCTACTGGCTGGATGTAGCAATCAATAACTACTGCATCGCTATCATTTCCTGGTGATACTGTTACATCTTCAGGAGCAAAGTTTTGGATCGCGTTAAGTCTTTGAAGTTCGTTAAAATATTCGATTAAAGTAGCCCTTAAAAGCGATCTACCATCAGGGTTATTGTCCACTTTGCCGACATAATTACTTTCAAAAATAGTAGTGATGTCATTATTAATGCCGTCAATGGTGCGGATTACTCTGTTCTTTGTAAACGATTTGCCCTTATCTACGGTGATTGAAGTCAATGAATTAATATCGTAAACTGCTGTAACGTTTTGTGCCGTATCTACTTTAAAAATAAATTCCCCGTTTTGAATAGCAGCCTCCATTTCGGTCTTGGTCATCCTGGGTATTACATCAACAGCGCCAATATATTTTCTGCCAGTGTTGGATTGATTGATTCTGGCCCCTGCTGTTATGCCGGCTACCCATGCAGTTACTTGCGCTGGTGTCAGTTCTGTTCCGTCAGCAAGCTTCACGCCCTGGGTGACATTGATAATCGCTTCACTATCCGCATCATAATTTGCCAGCACTGCCTGGATTTTTACCCCTTCATCATCGCGCATAGCCTCAACCCAAGTCTGGATAGCAGATTTTATTGCTGCAGAGCCTTCGTCATCATACGGATAGCAGAGCACGTTAAATGCCTCAGTTTGCAGGGCTTCTAAGGCGTCCTCTACATCGTCTGCAACGTGATCTGTGCCCAGGTTATACACCAGAACTGTCTGTGCGCCCTTCAGGGCCTCATTTGCAAGAAGTTTATCAGCCGCCGTCACGCCTTCTGGCCACTGGCTCTGATCCAGTGCCGTTATACGATACATTTCCCCCTTGGTGCCCTTGCTAACCTCCTGGAGTAATGCAACAATACCCCTATCACCTATAGTAATAGATAACGGGGCATTGGTCAGGAAGTTTATATAAGCACCAGGAAGAATCTTGTTTTGGGAAGTCCAAGTTCCGCCCATATTATCACTCCTTTACATATTCGTTTGTGGTTTGCTTTTGCATTTTTGTAAATTCCTCTATCTTCATCTCTGAATAACTAACATCAAAGGTTATGTGCAGCACATTGTCCGTAATATTAGCTTGTAAGTTTCTAGCTCTAAATGTATCCAGCAGGTCAAAGGTCCGAAGCAGATTCACCATTACTGCTTGGCAATCTGATTTTATCTCGTTTTTCTTTTTATCGCCGAAATAAGCAACGTCAAAAGAAACGGTGCTGTTATACTTATCCGCTAACCTTTTCCCATAACTTTGTTCAATTACGGTAACCAAGAAAGAGGGTGTTTTGAAGTTTTGAGGGATATCTTCATCGTAGATAGTAGCTTCAGGATATTGTTCATGGATCTTCTGTTCAATAGCTTGCTTAATTTCACTTATCATGCTTCCGGTTCACCCTCTCCACTTCTTTTTTGAATTCCTTTACCAGTTGCTTATCTACCTTGCCTACAGCTTTCTCTAATATAAATTTGCCTTTAACAAATCCCACGGTTTCACCTTTGCGGTTCA